ATCAGGTAATTGATTGCTAACTACCGTTGAGATCTTGTTATTTGTTGCCATTTAGGTTTCACTCTTCATTGTAACCAAAATAGCTGTAGGATCTTCTGGATCTATTGATAACAATCTATTTCTAGAAGGAAGTATTGTTGTGTCTAAAGGATATATGTTTAGTGTTAGAACACCGGATGCATAATTTGGGTTTGATGTAATTGATGTTGGTTTAAAATTAGTAATATTAATTTGACCTGTATCATAATTTATAGTGCCAAAGTTTTCATTTAGTATGACTTTTTCTCCAGTTGTTCCCAATATGTAATAGCTTCTTAATACACCAATCGATGCTGACAAAATGGATATCGCAGTTGCTCCTGAACCCGTATCATCTGTAATTGAAACAATTGCAGCAGTATAGTTTGAACCTTTATTTACAATGTTAATAGAAATTATTTTTCCATTTACAACCACTGCTTTTCCAGTTGCGCCAGATCCATCACCTGTTATTTTAACGGTAGGACTATCTGTATAACCAGAACCTGAATTTGTTATCTCAATACTTTCAACACCGGTAAATGATAAAGGTGTTTCTTCAATTAATGCATCTCTCGAAATTCCTGCCCCATCTAAAATTGAAAACGTTGGATATGAATATAATTTTTCAGTATAAAGTCCGCGACTTAATGGCACGGAAAAATCAATAACATAGTTTTTTAACTCGTTTAAAGTTGGTTCAAATCTTTTTTGAATGACCGTTTCTACAGAACTTCCTAAAAATGAATCTTCACCAGATGATATTAAATTTTGTAATTTAGAAGTTCTATATGCAGAATTAAATTTTTCAAGATCTGTATCATTATAAGAATTAACAATATTTTTAACAATATTTGCTAAAGAAGCCTCATCTAAAATTGTATTTTTTATATTATAATTTACAGCAATTTCAAATTTTAAGTATAGAAAGTCTGGATCAACTATTTCAGGTGTTACCGTAACTACATTTCTATTTGAAATTAATTCTTTTACTATTCTATCTTTTTCAGCTTGTGTAATTACATAACCACTTTTGGGCTTCATGGAAATAAAAATTTTACCATAAACAACAGGAATATTTTCTTCACCGCCCCAAACAGATATGGATTCTACGTCTGGATAATCTTTTAGTAAGAGAGTTCCGTAATCATCTTTTGTAACTGCACGATTTTGAGCAGTATAAAATCTTGGTGCCAAAAACTTAATTCTATCAATTGTATCTCGTTGTGATCCACCTGCAGCCGCGGAAATTGAATTCACAACAACATTTGAAAAAGAACCTAATGAAGAAATAAAAGTAAATGAATTTGCTTTATTTGACGCTTGGCCATCAGAGGAAAGATACTTTAGATTAACTATATTATCATCTGATAAATTTTTTCCTATAATTCCATCACCAAAATATATGTTATAATTATCTTCATCCGTTTCTTCCAAGAAATATACTTTTGAATTTGAATCAAGTGTAGTTACATCATCTGCAAGAATAAATGTATTTTTTGTGGAATCAACTGAAGAATTTGTAATAGAGACAATCAAAGTTGAAGTATCAATGTTTGCATCAGGTATTAAAAATCTTCTTTTTGTATTTGTTGCATCAACAACAACATTATATGTTATTGTTTCACCCTGTGTAATCAAAACATTTGAAAAAGTATATGTATTTGATGTTACATTTTTTGATGCTGAATATGAATCTAAATTCACGAAAGTATAGTTTACACCGTCAATTTGTTGTGATTGAAATTTACTGTGTGCCGGAAGGGTAATTGTTGATAGCCCACTTGTTGGATCAGTATCCGCTACAACAATATCAATAGATGCAGTTGCACCTTTTGTCGATGTGGGAACATAATTTAAATGCTTTGCATGAGATGCAACTGAGTTTCTTAATGTGGCACTATCTAAAAACATCTCATTTCCTATCATATTTAAATAATAGGCCATGTAATGAGTATTATATGATAAAACATCCAATAATATGTTTAATCCAGAACCCTCAAAGTCATATTCCGTAAATTGATTTTGGCTTCTTAGATACTCTCTTAAATTTATTTTAATTGTATCAAAATCAAGTTCTGCTATTCTTAGAACTGTATTTGAGGTTGTCATATTATCTTACTCTTTCCAGGAACAAAGTTATTACTGTTGGTGCCGTATTATTTACAATAAAAAATTGTATTGATACTTCAAATTTATTCTCATCTTCTCTTGCTTGTACAACTACTTCTTTTAAAGTTACTCTTGGTTCAAAATTCTTTATTACATCTTGTATCGCACGTTTTATATTTTGTGTGGCTAAAGGTCCATAATTTTCAAATAATTGTTGTCTAACCGAAGAACCAATTTCGGGATGAAATGGTTTTTCATAGTTTGCTAAAAAAACTAGATTTCTAACTGAACGAATTATTGCTTGATCACCTACACGAAAAGCAACATCCTTCGTTGAGGGATTTCTAGTAAAATTTAGATCTAAATCTCTAATAGTTCTTTTTATTGTGGCCATATTTTATTTATCTAAGAAAACCAAGAAGTTTTTGTTGTCCTATTTGAGTATCAAGCAAAACTTTACCACATGGATTATCATATATGCTTTCAATTAGAGAAGATAATGCCGCCTGTGTTAATCTTTCAAGTGCTTGCGAAAAAAAGTTATTATCCGAATCTATAATATTTTGTATTAAACTTGTAATTTCATTAATCCTAGAAACAATCTCATTAACATCCGCAAGACAGTTATTAATTTGAGCTATAAATCCTGCTATTTCACTTGCATGACCGTTTAATAACGAACTTGAAAATAAACCAGTCATACTATTTAAAAAACTAAAACAATTTGATACACCATCAACAGCGTTAGAAAGATTTTCTAAAGAACGACCTACGGATAAGATTCTATCAAGACCTGGAGTTGAATTTGTGCCTTGTGGTATTAGACCTGACAAAATTTGTGTGTGCGTGCTGAATAATGCAAGTTGTTCAGACAAACCACCCACACCACCAGTTCCTACCGCATTTAATATGCTTGTTTTTTCACCGGCGCTCAAACATGCACTATTAGTAACAACACTATAAATTGACGTTAAATTACCATCAAGACTTGTTATTGCATCCCCTACAGGGTTTTGAAATATTGCACTTCGACCTTCATTTACAAAAGTTTCAAAGATACTTTTTTGTGTGGGGGAAGCAATTGTTCCTGCAGGAATACCGCTAGGAAATGCTAAAGATTCCGGTATTGATACCGGTGAAGTTGGACTTGCAATTGGATTTACAGCTGTCATGATTTTTTCCTTTAATTAACCTCCGGCAAAAACTGTTGATGAACCAGTAAGAACCATTGAACCGCACTCTATCATGTCGCCAATTCTACCACAGCCAAGGCCATTTATAAAAACTGTGGTTGATCCAACAGCCAAAACACTATCATGAGATCCTTGATCGGGACAAGAATGTGTTGCCCAATGATCAGTTTGTCTATGAATACCACGACCTTCTACAAATACATTCAAACTTGACGTATCGTTTACTCTGGGCGGAAAACAATCATGACCTGTGCATAGGTCAGATAATAAAGTTACTCCTGGCATTTTATTCTCTCGTTAACAATAAAAATTTTTCTATTTGCTTTTCTATAATTTCTTTACGATTTGGCCACTTGATATAAATCTTCTCTGGATTTTTTGCTAAATTCTGTAAAAGAGGTAATATCATATCTTCAACTTTTTTCAGACGATCTCGTATTTCAAGTTCAACAAGACGTTTATGTTCATCAACATCAACTTTAGATATTAAACTATCTAGTTTTTCCTCTAGTTTTTTTACATCATCAGTTGCCGCCGGAACAACAGGCGTTGGTGATATTGTCAATGACTTTATATATTCTTCTTCGTCTACCGCGCTAAATCCAAAATCGTTTTCTGACATTTTTTCCTCTTATGCGTTAAGCCCCGTTTCATAACCGCCACCTCTCCATGTTAATAGTCTTGGTCTAGCTGTGCCTTTTCTATTTCCCCTGCGGTTAAAACTAATATGTAGCCACCCATTTGGAGAGTTGGGTGGTATTTCATATATTATTTGATCAAAACTTAAATTCGTTGAAGCCCATTGACAAATCTCTAAAAGTTGAGCTTTTGATTTACTTGGCCAGGAAACATCAGCTGCTTCTCCTTTTCCATGTTGTGACTGATTTTCACCAATTCTAAATGCACTATTAACACGCATTCCGGGATACTCTTTACGAAGAGGCTCCAAACAATTTTCAGCCAAAGCTTGTAAATTACATGCTATCTCTGATTCTTTAAAACCAGCTTGTGCATTGATTCTATAAGGAAATAAAATACCTGGTCCTATGGTTAAATTTCTTAATTTGAAATTCGCGCTAAGATTTTTATCATAATCAGCACTAGTTAATGGTTCTGAAAAATCACCACAAGTTACTGGTGGTGAGGGTTCAGTATTTGCCGGTTCTGGCGTGGTGTCTTTTGGAGAGTCATTTGGTTTGTAATCCGGAGAGGTTGCCGCATAATCTGGACTTACGTTTAATGTGACACCAGCAAAATTGAATGTTCCCGTTCCGCCAATAACTTGACGTTGTTCTAAAACTGCCGTTTTGGGATCAAATTGTTGCTCTTTATAAGTTGCTGTCTCACCCGGAGGATTAAAATCTATACGAGGAGAAACAAATTTCATGTCACCTGTAGAGACAACCTGATATGTTCCTTTTACAGATGTTTTCATATTTCCGCCAACTTTTAAATCAGCATCGCCACGAACCAATATAGATCCTCGTCCATTAATTGTTATATTACAATCACCAAAAACCATAATATTGTTATCCGATAGCACTATTTCATATTTGTCTTTTACAATCTTCATAACACGAGTTCCGTCAGGATGCATCTCATCAAATGTTCCTGTACGATGTGCTATATGAACTCTTTCTGCACCAGGTGTATCATCAAATTCCATCACATGACCAGACTCAGATTCATAAACGTGATTATAAGGATATTGTGCCGCATATTTTGTTTCCGGCTCAGATAAAGCACTTTCATCCGCAGTTAAAATATTCTGAACAACGGTTTTCTTTTTTATTCCAACAATTGTATCATCTACTCCTTCATTTCTTGCAAGACGACTAACGCTAGATTCATTTATAAAACTAGGAAATCTTTTTTGTGCTTCATCTTCAATTGTTGCTCCGCTACTATCTTGATTATATGTTCTTTTTACAACAACTTTTGGTGCTTGACTAAGTTGTGCATCCGTTCTTGGATCAGAAAACCCCTTATCCGCTCTTGGAGTAAATTCAGGTATTCCTGGAACTATACCCATCATTACAGGAAATTGAGCATCATCAGAGTCTAAAAAGAAACCAAAAACCATGTTTCCTTCTCTTGCTGAAGAAACGGTTGATGAGTTTGTATTTAAAGGAAGAATTGGTTGTGCCCACGGTAAATCTTTTGTCGGAATTTCATTTTTGTCTTCAGTATACCAACCATGAATTCTAACTTGACATCTACCTAGGCGTAATGGATCTTGTCTATTTTCAACAACACCAAACCACCAAACAAAGCCATCAAGACCCATGAAATTATTTTTATGAATCATATCTTTCTTATTCCTGTCATTACTATCGATTTATCATCAACTTCTGGATAACTTGCTGATAAACAATCTCTCGTCGCCTCTACAATCATCTCATATCTATGATTATCTATTAAGTGTCTTATTGCTGTAACTAGATATCTTCCGCTATGATATGGATTTATATTTTTTGATTGATTGTCTTTTGATTGAGCAAGAGGAACTTGAAATTGTATTATATCTCCAATAGTTAAAGTTGGATCACCTGGAAGTAATAGTTTTAATTTTAAATAATTTAATTGATTTATTTGAGAAGTTCTTTGTAGCATCCAAATTTCTACCATATTTGGAATTATACCTGGTTGTTTAGAAGATATTGGTAAATATGTATCATGATTTCTATTGGTGGGATACATTTTTGTTGATGCAAAAAAGTTTTTTTCTATAGAATTATTAAATCTATCAAGGTAATTCATATGAAATGGATATGCAATTCCATTATTACCAAATTGTTTGTTACTGTCCAA